GGCCAGCACTTTGGCGTATTCAAGCTCGGCTTCTTTGACTTTTACCAGGGCTTCGGCGGCACCCTTTTCATCGCCACTGGCCTTGGCGTTTTCGTAGGCGGCGGTGGCTTCGTCGACACCGGCTTTGGCGTTGTCTACCTTGGCCTGGGTTTCGGCGCTGAGGGTGTCGGTCAGGCCTTTGCTGGCGTTGTCTACAGTGTCGATGGCTTTGGCTGATGCCTGATTGAGGTCATTGACCAGCTTTTGCTTGTCGAGGTAATCGCCGGTGGCAGCAGATAGGCCATCAACGGCTGATTTGGCACCGGTCATTGCTTTGGTGACCACCTTTCCGGTGCTGTCGGTCTGGAAGGACACCTTGGCCATGGCGGCCTCGGTTTTGAGGGCGTCTGAGACTATGCCGCCGTTGGCGGCGATGGCTGCGTCGGCATATTTTTTGAACGCAGTTTGCAGGCCTTCAGCGCTGGCCTGGCCGCTTTTTTTAATGAGTTCAAAATCTTTTTGTGCGGTGCTAGCGGCTGTGACAAGTGCTTCGGTGGTTTGTATGCCAGCGCGCGCAAATGCCTCGGCGATGGCTTTTGCATCGGCCTCAGCCTTTTTGCGCAGGTCTTCACTGGCGGCTTTTTGCTTGTCGGCGCTGCTTTGCACCTTGGCAGCGGCATCGTCTGCGGCGCTGCCAACTTTGGCAAGGCTGGTGGCCACTTGGTCAAATGCGCCCGCTGCAGGCGTGGCTTTGGCTGAAGCATCGGTGCTGCTGGTGGCCAGACCGGCATAGCCGTCGCGGGCCAATTGGGCGGCGTCGGCCACGCGCACAAATGCGGCGGTGGCCTGGGTGCCAAGCGCTTGTGATGCCGCCCATGTGGCATCGGCGGATAGTTTGATGTCGTCGGCAGCTTGCTTGAACGAGGCCGACAGGTTGCCAAAGGTGATCTTGGCATATCCGCGCATGATGAGCGCCAGGCCGCTTTGGATGTTGGACGCCACACCCGCAAAAGCCTCGCCCAACAGGTAGACCGCGCCCAGCACGGTGTTGGTGCCGGCGCTCATGACGCCATAGGCCAGCCGGGCGCTGTTGCCTGCCGCGCTGGCGTACTGGCCAATCTGTGTAAACACCTCGCCCGAGCGATCAGCAAAGGCGCGCAGGTCGGCGGCTACTTTTGTAAAGTCGATGCTTGCAACAAAGTTTTGCGCCCACTTGATGCCTGATGCAAATGCAATGGCAATCGACTCGCCAAATTTGGCTACCACGCCACTGCTGACGGCGTCAGAAAACGCAGCAGACAGTTTTTCGACGCCTTCTTTTAGCACTGGCAGCACTGGGGTGGCCAGGGCGTTTTTGACGGTGTCCCATGCGCTGGCAAGGCTGTTGAACGAGCCTTGCAGGTTGTTTTCCATCACCTTGGCTGTGGCTGATGCGCTGCCTGCGGCGTTGTCGAGCTTGCCCTTGAGGTCGTCCAGGGCACCAATGCCCTGGTTGAGCAGCGAGCGCAAGGCCGGGCCGGCTTCGGTGCCGACGGCGTTGATGGCCTCGCTACCTTTGGGGCCAGCAGCAGCCAATTGGCGCAGCGCCTGCTCAAAGTCAACAGTGGTGATTCCCGCTGCTGCCAGAGCGGTTTTGAACTTGCTGGCCGGGTCGGAAAACTGCGCCATGATGGCGTTTAAGGCGGTACCGGCGCGGCTGGCATCTATGCCTGCATCGGCAAACTTGCCAATGATGGCAACGGTGGTTTCAAGGCTAAGCCCCAGCGATTTGGCCAGCGGGGCGCTATAGCTGAGTGCTTGCGCCAGGCCGGTGACGCTGGTGTTGCTGGCGTTGGCACCCTTGGCCAGCACGTCGGCCACACGACCGGCGTCAGTAAACGCCAGGCCCATGCCCATGACTGTTTTTGTGACGTAGTCTGAGGCCTCGCCCAGGCCAACGCCACCAGCCTGCGCCAGCAGCAGCACAGGGGGCAGCGCCGCTACGGCGTCTTTGGCGCTTAGGCCTGAGCGGGCCAGGTTGGCAAGTGCTTCAGCGCCTTCGGTGGCGCTGAACTTGGTGGTAGCGCCGGCGTCTTCTGCGGCTTTGCGCAGTAGCAGCATTTCAGCGGTGGTGGCGCCGCTGACGGCTTGCACCTCTGAGAGTTTGGCCTCTAGTTCGGCGGCACCTTTGACGGCCCCCACAAAGGCATTGATGCCAAAGTAGGCGGCAATTGCAGCGCCCACGGCTGACACTTTTGCACCCACCGAGCTAAAGACGCTAGATGCCTGGTCTTTGGCCCTGATGATGATTTCGACGGGGTTGATGGCCATGAGGCGCTAGGGTCTGTCAAAAAGGTCAAAGGGATGTCAATTTGCCGGCGCCTGCCCGGCACCCGATTACGCCAGCTTGACGCGGAAATACTGGCTAATCCCAGCACCCGTCTTGCTGGTGTCGGCCAGCACTTCGGCCTCAACCTCCAGATCCGCAAACTTGTCACCCAGCAGGCTCAAGGCCTTGGTGGGGCTGAGCTGGGCTTTGTAGATGTCCACAATCACCGGTTTGCCGCTGTTGGCTTCGTTGAGGCCTTCAAAGTGCAGCTCTAGCAGGATGGACGAGCTGGTCATGGCCTCGACCTTGTCATAGGCAGCAAAGGTGTAGTCGACCTTGAGGGCTTGCGCGTCGGTGATAACGCCGGTGGGGATGATGTAGATGCCGCCGGCACGTACCTCATAGTCGGTATTGGCCACATAGGCCGGGGTGCCCGAGGTGTGGCTGACGGTGACTGCGGTGGGGTTGGGGTGCAGCAACGGGATGATGGCACCCTTGTAGGCGGTGACGGCTTCGTCTGCCACGGTGGCACCGGTGACCGCAACTTCGGTACCAAACACGGCGCGGGCCACGTTGGTTTTGTTGAGGTCGTTCAGGGTCATCTGCAGCGTGGCCTCAGAGATGCGGCTGACGCTGGCATAGGTGCCGCCACCGGGCTTGCTGTAGTCTTTGAGCTTTTGCTTGTCTTCTTTGACGGCCAGCTCAAGTTTGCTGGCGTTGCCAAGTTCCATGAGGCCTGCGGCAGAGCCCTGAATGCGGGCGTAGATTTTGCCGGAACCAAGGTAGGGGTAGTAAACGGTGTCGGTCATGATGGTGCTTTCAGTGGGTTTGGGGGGTTAGCCTTTGGTGGCAATATCGTTGCGTTTGGTTAGATACGTCAGCACATATCTGGCAGGCTGCCAGCTTGCGCTGACTTCAAATGCGTCAGAGTTCCAGTCGGTGTCGGTGGCTTCGATGCGCGATACCAGGTTGAGCAAGGGCTGGTGGCTGTAGAGCGCGGCATGAGCGCTGGCCAGCATGGCATCAGATGCCAGCGTTGCAGCAGAGCCGCTTGTGCCAGCCTGGCGCGATACGGCCACGATGCGCAGGGTAAGTGCGCGCTGGGTGCGTTCGGTCGAGTTGCTGGCAATGACAGCGTCAAGCTCTGGCAGCAGCACCAGCGCCGGGGTTTGCTCGCGGGTGAGTGGCGCATGCGGCTCGCGCAGGTAGTGGCCTGCGTGTGCGCTGGCGACAGTGGCCAACAAGTTGCCAACAGCTTGCAGGATTTGCTCGCGGATCGAGTTGGCCATGGTCAGGCGGCCTCGGTGGCGTTGAGCTGCTCTAGCACCAGGCGGGTCAGGCCTGTTGCGCCCAGGCCGTCTGGCTCGGCGGCGCGGATGATGTAGTCGACTGCGCCTACCGTGGCGTCCAGGCCTACCGGGCTGGCCGGGATGTTGGCAGTGAGTACGGTAAGCGTGGGGCGGCTGGCATCAAGGGCGATCTGGTCAAAGGCGGCGCTGGCGTAGGCGTTGGCAAACATGGCCGGCACAGATACCCCGTCGATTTTTGCCACGACGTTGGCCAGCATGGGCACCAGGGCGGTGTTCATGTCGGCTATGGCTTGGGCAAAGATGGGCAGGGGGGCGGCTGGCATGGTGCTTGGTGACTACGACAGGTGGGCTTTAGCCGACAGTGGCGCAGGCGCTGGCGTTGACGCGGTAAGGTACCGTGAGCGGGGCGCTTTGCAGCATGAGGTAGCGCACGGCGGGGTCTTGCTCAAGCCAGCTCTTGGCAAAGTAGGGAATGGCCTGGAAGCCGGCGGCTTCGTCGCGGATGGCACCGTAGGCGCGGGTGCCTTCGAGGTCTGGCCCCATGATCAGCACAGTTTTGGCAGGCAGGTAGGGGGTGAGTGCGCCAGTGGTGGGGTGCTCGTACCAGCCAGCGTAGACAAAGATGTCAAAGGTGCCGATGTTGCCCATGTAGCGTGCGCCTTCGCCGGTGACGGTGGCGTTGAGCTGGTCGGCACCGCGGAAGCGGTCGAGCAGCTTTTGCACCTTGGTGCTGGCACTGAAGTGTTTCCAGGCTTCGACGTCCATGACCAGGGTGTTGGCGGCGCTGCCTGATTTTTCTGTGACCAGCATAGACCACACTTGCACGTCGTCAAGCGGCTCCACGCCGGCTGCGCCCCAGGCGGTGGCACCGCTGAGCGCGATGGTGAGGGCGGCGTCGCGGCCAAAGTTGAGGCTGGCAGTGGGGTACAGGTCGCCGGTGATGGTGATGGCTCCGGTGCGCAGGGTCTCGATGGCCATGACTTCCTGGCGGCGGGTGAGCATGTCGATCTGGTCAACCAGGTTGCTGGCCAGGGCGGCCTCCAGGCGCTGCGCCGGGGCCAAGGTGCCGCCAATTTGCTCGCCAATGAGGCGCTTGAAGGGTCGGTTGGCGTCAAAGACGCGTTTGTCTTTGATGTAGGCCGGTGCAAACGTTTTGGTGATGTAGCCTTTGTCAAGCACGACCTGGCCAGCCACGATGGGGGCGACGAAGGGGCTCAGGCGACGCCGGCCCGTATCGACGTCAAAGTGGATTTCTTCGCTGGTCTCGGTCTGGATGTTGCGAAAAAAGCTGTTGAGGATGAAGGGCGCGGGTTGCGGCAGTTTGGCAACAACGTGGGTCAAGACGGCGGTGGTGAAAATGTCCATGGTGTGGGTGCTTTCTGTTTAGGTGGTGTGGGTGCTGCCGGTGGCTTTAGGCGATGGCAACCATCAGGGTGATGCCTTTGGCGCGCAGGCCTTCGGTGATGCTGGCCACGGTGTGGCTGGCACCCAGGGTGAGGGCGTTGCTGATGAAGTCGCCACGGGCATAGGCCAGGGCGGTGACGTCGCCTGCGCTGGCATCAGCGGGCTCGGCCAGGATGAGGTCGGGGGTTTGGCTGCCGTCTGATGCGCCGGACAAGGACAGGTTGTATTTGCCGCTGGCGGTGATCTTGCCCAGCATGCTGCCGCGGGCAAGGTTTTGGCCGCTGATGATGGTGACCTTGCGGCCGACCAGCAGGTCAGAGTTGCCGGCGATGAGTGCGTCGGGGGAGTAGGTGCCTTCAGTGGCGAATGTTGCACGGGTGTTCATGGTGGGGTGCTTTCAGGATGTGGGGTGGCTGGTTGGGCGCTTAGGCTTTGGCGCGGTAGTTGCCCAGGATGCTGGCGGCCATGGCGCTGGCTTGGGCGGCGGGGTCAAGAGCGGCGGTGTTGGCCGGGCCTTCAATGCCGCTGACTTGCGGGTTGGGGGTGGCGGCCATGGCGGTGGTGAAGGGGTTGACAGCGGCTGCCGGTGCGGCGCTGGTGGCGGCGCTGAGCATGGCGGCGGCTTCGGTCGCGCTCATTCCAGTGTCAATGCAGAGCTTGACGATGCCGGGCTGGGCGCTGGCGTTGGGGTGGGCCTGAATGGTGCTGAGGCGCGCGCGCTCTTGGGTGGCAGCGGTGGCGCTGGCGGTGGTCACCAGGGCTTCGACTTCGGTCTGGGTAAAGGTTTTCATGGGTGCGGGGGTGGCTGCCGGTGCGGGGGCGCTGGCAGTGGGTTGCGGGGTGGCGGCCAAATGACCGCCTTCGGGGGTGCTGGCTTGGGTCATAAGGCCTCCTGTTGCAGCGGTTGAGACGCGGGCAACTTGCCCGACGGGGTAAAGGCGCGAACGGGTCGCGGCCAATTCTGAAATGAGGGTGTCAGCGGTGCTGATGCGGTCAGCCAGACCGGCGCTGATGGCTGCCTGGCCACGGTAGGTGGCTGCCTGGGTGGCGCGCAGGGCCTCGGTGCTGGTGTTGCGGGCGCGTGCCACGGTGTCGATAAAGCTGGTGTAGAGGCTGTCAATTTCGGCCTGGAAGTCAGCACGCACGGCGCTGCTCAAGGGCTCGAAGCTGTTGCCGTCGATCTTTTTGGCACCAGCGTAAATGTGGCTGACGCGCACGCCTTCGGCCATCAGGGCGGCACTCATGTCAACGTGGCGCATCACCACGCCGATGCTGCCTGCGTAGCCGGTGGCGGTGATGGCCAGGCTGTCTGCGGCGCTGGCACCCAAGTAGCCAGCGCTGGCGGCCATGCCATCAGCCA